AACCTTCGTAAAGAAGATAAGAACTCTCGATAAGCGGGTGAAATACAACATTTATGGCACGAAGACAGGCAGATTGACGACAGAACCGGGCAGTTTTCCTATTCTAACGATGAAAAAAGAATATCGTGCTGCTATTCTGCCAAATAATGATCTCTTTATGGAAATAGATTATAATGCTGCTGAATTGAGAACGCTTTTGGCACTGTCAGATAAAGAACAGCCGAAAGAAGACATTCACGAATGGAATATTAAAAATGTTTATCGGGATTTGGCAACCAGACAAGAAGCAAAAGAGAGAATCTTTGCTTGGCTTTATAATCCAGCGTCAAAGGACTACTTATCCAACCGAGCTTATGAAAGAGATAAAGTATTAGAGAAATACTGGGACGGCAAAGAAGTAAAAACAATCTTTAATAAAGTGATCCCTTCGGATCGACATCACGCACTCAACTACATTATCCAAAGCACAACAGCGGAAATGTTCTTGAAACAAATGGTCAAAGTTCACGAGATCCTAAAAGAAAAGAAATCTTTTATTGCTTTCTCGGTTCACGACAGTTTGGTTATTGATTTGGCGAAGGAAGATAAAGAGTTGATTCCAGAACTGATAAAGGTTTTTGAGGAAACACCAATCGGCAACTTCAAGGCCAACTTATCTTTGGGAAAGAGTTATGGTAAAATGAGGAAGGTATGAATATTATTGGATTAGGAAAAGGCGGCTGTAAGATTGCCAAACAATTTGAGCAGTACTCACAGTATAAGATCTTTTGCGTCGATGTCAAGGAAGAATATGATTTAACTGAAAGTAAAACAATGGAAGAAGCAGAAAAGAACTTCCAACCATTTCCAGAACTTACAAAGAAGGTAAAAGGACCAACTTGTGTGTTTCTTGTGGGTGGAGGAATAGTAAGTGGCTCTCTAATGGCTCTAATCGGCTCTCTAACGGACGCAAACGTTAGTGTTGCTTACATTCGTCCTGATAAGAACTTCCTCAACCCTAGGGCGAAACTGAGGGATAACTTGGTTTATAAGGTTTTACAAGAATACGCTCGTTCTGGGGCTATAAATCGGCTGTTTTTGCTTGGAAATGATACAATCTCGGACATTTTGGGTGACCTTTCGATCGCTGAATACTTTGAGACAATCAATAAAACGATTGCTTCGACCTTTCATATGCTGAACTATCTGGATAATATCTCCTCTGTTATGTCGAATGTTTCAGAGCCAATGGAAGTTAATAGGATCTCAACACTTGGTTATTACGATTCGTCCGAGGGTGAAGAGAAGTACTTTTATGATCTACAGAATATTAGAGAGAAGAACTTCTTCTACACTTTCAGTCAAAAAACATTAAGTGAAGAGAAAAATCTACTAAACAAAATCAGCAACCAGATAATGAACGCAGGACAAGAAGATTTTACTACTGTGTCCTATAGCATTACTTCTACTTCATATGAAGAAAACTATGTTTATTTGCTGGCACACACGAATTTTACCCAAGAATAGTACTATTTATAAGCAAGAACGTTCATTCTAGGAGAACAAAATGAAAATTACAGCAAAACGATTAAAAGAAATCATTATGGAAGAGCTTGCAGAGGCGTCTTGGACAGATGAGATCAACAAGGAACTGGATCACCAAGCCGGCTTTGAAGCAGGAGTTAGTTCTCGCGAAGGTTATCATGGTATGCCCCAACCAGATAGTGAAGAAGTACAAGAAGTGGCAATTGCTGCACTAAGCGGTATGAGCAACTCCCACGAGGCTGTAATCGCATTTGCAAATGCACTTCGTGAAACAGAGAAGTATAAAGAGCTTTTAGGTGTCATCGCTGGCGAAGGTGGAGATATCGACTCCAGTAAGACTAGAGAAACTGCCGCAAAGGCATGTGCGATTGCAGCTCAATCCGGTATTAATTTAGGAATTCTTTTTATAAGGGCTCTTAAAGTGAGAAAAGGTCCAGAAGGACACCCTGGATATGACGACTATGGTTTTTCTCTTGATCCAAAAGAAAGAGCCGCACAGAGAAAAGCAGAATACGATCGTGGCTAGCGTCTCATAAATAATACTTGACAACCAGTCATAAATAACCTATAATGAACCATCTCTAGAAAATAGAGGTGGTTTTTTACTTCGTGTGAAGAAAAACCTTGACTTACACTATGGAATAGTGTATAGTACATATAGCGGGTTAGAAAGTTCAACTAACCTATAACATAAAAGGAGTATATATTATGGTACTAGATCTTAAAAAAATGAAGCAAAAGCAGGTAGCACTCACCAATAAGGGAGGGAACGGAAAGCAATGGTTCTGGAAACCGCAAGACGGCGAACAGACCATTCGGATCGTCCCCGCAGCCGATGGCGATCCCTTTAAGGAGTTTTGGTTTCACTATAACCTGGGAGACAATATGGCGTTTCTCAGTCCAAAGAAGAACTTTGGAGAGGAGGATCCACTTGATAAGTTTGTTCGCAAACTATTCAACGAAGGTTCTGACGAAAGTCGGGAGTTGGCTAAAAAGCTTATGGCTAAACAGCGCTTCTTCTCACCGGTTGTTGTTCGAGGCGAAGAGGAAAAAGGCGTAAGGCTTTGGGGTTATAGTCGAACTGTTTATGAAAAGCTACTGGGGCTCGTGCTTAATCCTGATTATGGAGACATTACGGATCCAGATGAAGGAACAGACATTGTCTTGCGATATGGCAAGAAGGCTGGTGCGATGTATCCATCTACTGATGTGGAACCTCGCCGTCGAAGTTCTCCAATCACGGAGAATACAGACCTTTCGACTGAGCTTGTAAACACGGAAGTGGATTACGACGCTCTGTTCACTCGAAAGACGTCAGAGGAAGTTCAAGTAATGTTGGATCAATTTCTTTCAGAGGATGACGGTTCAGTTGGTGTGTCTAAATACACAGCCACTGCTAAACAAGATTCCGTTGATAAAGCATTCAGCGAACTACTCGGTTAATCGACGGCATTCCTGTCGTAGATGGGGGGGATGCTATTTCACGATAGCATCCCCCTTCTTATTATAATAAAGGAGAAATAATGGTAAAACGACCTAAAAATAAAGTAGCAACAGGGCGATTAAGTATCGCAGATATGAAAAAACTAATCAACAAAACAGCAGGTGTTGATGTAGCATACGATTTGACAGACGATAATCCAACCAAAGTGGATCAGTGGATCCCAACTGGTTCAAAATGGCTGGACGGGATTATTCGCAGAGGAGATTGGGGCGGCATTCCAGTCAGCAAAGTGAGCGAGATTGCTGGACTTGAAGCAACAGGCAAGAGTTATATGGCAGCACAAGTAGCGGCCAACGCTCAAAAAATGGGGATTGACGTAATCTACTTTGACTCTGAAAGTGCTATTGATCCAGCATTTTTACAGAACGCAGGTTGTGATTTAGAGAACTTGCTGTATGTTCAGGCACAATCAGTTGAGTTTGTACTGGAAACGATTGAAAATCTACTGGCAGTCAATGACAGCCAAATGCTTTTTATCTGGGACAGTTTGGCATTGACACCTTCTATCAGCGATATTGAGAGTGATTTCAATCCTCTATCGACAATGGCTGTAAAACCTCGTATCCTATCAAAGGGACTGGCAAAACTGGTTCAGCCGATAGCAAATAAGAAAGCAACATTGTTGATCCTAAACCAACTCAAAACAAACATAACCAGAATGCCGTCAGAAGCAATGACGACACCTTATTTCACTCCTGGTGGAAAAGCACTGGCCTATTCGTATTCATTGAGGATCTGGCTGACAGCAAGAAAAGGTAAGGCAAGTTTTATCTATGACGACAGCGGTTTTCGTACTGGAACAGAAGTGAAAGTGAAGATCGAGAAGAGCCGCTTTGGAACACAAGGAAGATTGTGTACCTTTAAGATTGTCTGGGGCGGTGACAATGTTCACATTATGGATAAAGAAAGTTGGTTCGAAGCGATCAAAGGGTCTGATTACATAAAAAATGCTGGGTCTTGGTTTACTCTATTCTATGAAGACGGAACAGAAGAGAAGTTCCAGCAAAAAGGTTGGGTCGAAAAACTGGAGAATGAAAAGTTTTACAACCGAGTGATCCAACTTATGGAAGAAGAAGTCGTAATGAAGTTTGATAAGAGACAAGGTTCAGCAGAAGATTTTTATGCCATCGACAAAGAAGAGTGATAATGAACTATTTACCACATGGCTCGTTACGACAAAGATCTCAACAATTCTAAAAAGAAGAATAGCGGCGACTTATACGACGAAATCTCTCGTGTAGGCGGCGGAGGCGGTGGAGGAGGATCTCCCGGCGGATCCGATACACAAGTCCAATATAACGACGGTGGTTCTTTCGGCGGTTCAGCGAACCTTACTTACGACGGAACAAACCTCACAGCCCAACAAATATCAGCATCAACCCACGTTTCAGCATCAACCTATTATGGCGATGGCTCAAACCTAACCGGCATTTCTGGAGGCGGTGGAGGATCTGCTTTCCCATTTACTGGCTCTGCTGAAATAACCGGCTCTTTACAAGTGAGCGGAAGCATCAAAACAATTGATGGACTTTATATGAACCGCAGCATTATAAGTAGCAGCATTACTATTCCAGTTGGGTTCAACGCAAGTATGGTTGGTCCATTAGATTTTGCTGTTGGAACAACACTAACAGTTCCAACTGGAAGTGAGTTTGTTGTATACTAATCTATTTATTCTATAGGAAACAATTATGAGCATAATCAAAATCAACGAACTACAACCAACAACTGGTACAACA